TGCCCAACACTAAGGCCGTGATTGTTGAGCGTAACGGAGACGCTTGCCGTTCCGTTAACGGTTGTGAAGCTTGGAACAGAGCCGCCACTCGCAACCGTCGATGTAGCATTAGCCGCTGCCGTGATAACATAGCTCGTCGAACTCAATACGGTTTGTATTGCGTATGTGCCCGAGAGAATGAGGCTATCGATAGAAATCGGCGTGTTAAGCGTGATCGTGTCGAATGTCGTCGGGCCGTTTACCCCAGTGTCTATAACTGTGATAGACGGCGACCCAGCTGTCGTTGAGAAGTTAACGGTCGGGTTGCTGATAAAGGTCTGCGGGCTAATGTCTGTCTGCACGCTGCCAGAGATGACGCTAAGGGACGTTGTTGTCCCTACACCTAGCCGAGCGTTCTTATTGAGGTCTTGCCACGGCAGGAGCGCGCGAGGAATGCCCGTGACCGTTCCCGGAAACAGCTTCACCCAGCCGCCCAGCTTTTGGAATAGGCCGCTCTTGAATCGCCCGAGCTGTGACGTTGAGATGCCCGCAACGTTTTGAGTGGCCGTCAATTCTGAATTGACACCAGGCCGAAGTTGAACAGTGTTGAAGGGCAATGTTTAGCCTCTTTGCGGTACGGCTGCGGGCATTGCGGCCTTAGATGTCCAAGATGCACCGGCAAATTTCTTGCGCATTTCCTCCACGTTCGCCGAAGCAAACAGCTTGGAATACTGATCCTCCCATGAGATCGCTTGCCGCGGGTCATCCGCCTGCTGGCCGAAGTTTTTTTGCCAGCCGGACACGAATATCATCGAAGCGGCAATGAAGAGATCGGGCAAGAACTGGCTAAGGAACGTCGTTGTGTTCGTTGCCGATAACGGAGCGGGCCTGATCGTTCCGACCACCTCGACGGCAAACGAGGAGCCCGGAGGAGGGCCAAAGATCACCGTCTGGTCTGTCATCACGGCAAACTTAGAAGGGACCGTTGTGGGGCTTCCTGCGGCTTCTGACGGCCATGCGAAATCGATGACCTCTTTCGATACCGATATGACAAGGTTGCGTGTCCCGTTGTTCACCGTCGCACCCGCAGGCGTAATGACGTTAATTTGCTCCACCACCACAAAGCGCGCCGTTGCGCTCGGAAGCGTGAAGTTCCTACTATTCGCCGTGGCGTTCGTCGAGGAATCCCTGAACACTGTCGAGAGCAGGTCGAGTTCTCTGTAGATGCGTTGCTCGGCGTAGTCGATAACGCCGGGCAGTATCGCCAGGAAATCGGGATCAATGACGCCGTTCGTGCTCGCCACAGCAAGCGAGGCAAGCTCCGTCTGATAGGTCGAGAATGTGAGGCTCATGCTTCATCAATCGAGAAGGGTTCAGGCCGCGTGTTGAATATCGGAGCCGGATCGGGTGGAATGATAATGGTCTTGAGGAACGGTGCAGGCGTGTCGTAGCAGGGGTCACACACCAATAGGCGCAGGTTGATGAGCGTTAGCCCAGCCCATTGGTATTGCCAGCGCAGGTCGCGAAGGTTGTACCAAAAACCGCAACGGTCACAAACTCCGAAGCTGGACGGATTGCTCGGATCGACACTCGCGCGACCATGGGGGCGAAAACTCATCGGAAATATCCGCCCAGCTGCGGCGCGATAGTGAAGCTAATCCCTTGTTCCTGGTCTTGGTTCGCCGCGATGTCCCAAGCCTCGGCGGCATCCAGCTTTAGCGCCTGCATGAGTTCAGGCTTGTAGATACGGCATAGCCTATAGGATAGTTCCGCAACGAATGCGTCGAGCCAGCGGAAAGGCAAATCCATCGTGAGCCCACCGGGCGCGGTTGCGTCCTGAATTTGTCTCAAGCGGCGATAGTTGACCGTATATGTCCGGTCTGGTGTCTGCCAAAAGGTGATCTTCGGCGTGATCTGCCGATCAAACCAGAACGTCGTCGGCGGCGCTTGGACTGCCTTATTAGGCTGCGAGAAATACTCCGTCGTCGAGATAGGGCCTAGAACGCTCTCAGTTGGATTTGACGGCGTTCCATCGATCACAAGGGTTGCTATGAGGATCGAGATGGTTTCTGGCGCCAGCGTGTACGTAGGCACGCCCTGAGTGATGGTTAGTTGCTGGGTGTCGGCTGTCCACAAATTCGGCTGCAAGTTTGACAATCGCACGAGCGCAAAGTTCGCCTCGTTCGCCGCATCGATAAGATGCTCTTGCAAGAGTTCCGTCCGGCGCATTTGCAACCGGGCGAACGCCGACAGGATAAGATCGCTCGTCGCCGGGTTGAAATTGAATGTGCCGGAGCTAACCATTAGGAGGGCGACCCGTCAGACTGGAGGACTTGACCAACGAGCGTTCCCGCGCCCGCCGTAATCGTGAAACGAATGGCGTTCACTGGAGCCGTGAACGAACCATCCTTGGTCGCGGTAAGCGCTGTGAAGCCAGTCGGATTGAAGATCGTCGGAAATGGACCAGAGAACGGCGCATTCGGATCGTCATAGGTGTAATCGACCTGATACGTCACCGTGCCGCTTACTACGCCGGCAAACCCGATATTGATCTGCTGAGACCACGAATTTACCTGATACCATGGCGTAGAGGCTGTGGTGCTGGTTCCTACGCTAACGGTTGTCGCCACTGAACCGCTATGCGTCACCGACGTAACGGTTCCGAAGTCTTGGGTAGTGGAGACCGCCGTGGCATTTCCGCCCGTGATCGTCTCGGTGAGAGGATTGCCGGTTTGGTTAGTCCCCGTGACAGTGAACGTGATGCCGCTATCGTTCCCGCCTGATGTGATCAAGACGCGCCGTGGCGTATCGAGGACAACAGGAGTCGAGGTAAGAGCTATCGCCCCTGCGCCCGGTGATTGCGATGCGGCAATAAGAGCCGCATTGGCAGCGGCGAGTGACTTCTTGGCCTGCCAGACGAACATCGATTAGCCCTTGTTCCATGAGGACATGCGGAGACCGAGGCGAGCGGCAGCCCCGAGGCTGCCACCGCTGTTCTTGTGCTCTTCCATGAACTCGTGAGTTGATACGCCTTCGCGCGCGGCGTCTTTGGTCATGCGGCCTGGGTGCCGGATAGCTCCCTTCACCCAGCCGCCTTTGGCGTAATACCCCGCGTATCTATCGCCGGGTTTCCAGTCAGTCCGCCTCCTTAGACGGAGAACTGTCATTGTGCGCGGAACTGAGCGGAGCCATGTCCGAACCGACGCGACCGCCACGCTTGCGCCCTGGACGATCCAAGCGCATCCGAGACTTACCCCCGGAAATCTTGCCGAGGTCGCTGGATGACTTGCTTTCCTTGACGACATTCGGATTGCCCGAGACAAGCTCAGGAACCCTGCCACCCTTCGCGCGGCACATACCGCCTTTGCTGTATTTGCGACCTTTCATGGGTCTAATCCTTATGAGAATTGGGTTACGCCAAAGAGGCCGGTGATGGAGTTGACGTTGTAGGCAGGTATGACGACGAAGACCTGAAGGCGCTTAGTGCCGTCAGATGCGGAGGCGAGCGTGTAAGACCCCCGCACATCGCCTGTTGTGGCGGTTGCCGGAGAGGTGGCGTCGGGTGCCGTGTATGTTCCTTGACCCGTCGGGGCCGTGATCACAGCATTGTTGTAGATGATATAGAGATGCCCGAACTGGTCCGCTTTCAGCGGCAAACCAATTACGTCACCTGTGCCTACACTGACGTTACCGCCTGATAACGTTCCAGCCAGAGTGACGCTCTGGATGTACTTGAACGCCTTCTTCCCCGCCGTAACGCTCGCGTTGGTCAACGTCTGCGTTTCAGTCATCGGGGTTCCATAGATGTCGAACCCCTTGATTGTCGCAGTCGCGGCGCTATCGTTACCCGCACTTGTGATGCGGATATTGCGGGCGATGAGCGTTCTTGCATCCCAGGCATTCAATGTCTGGAAGCCAACGTCGCCAAACCCGACCGAGGCAGTAGCGCCATCAATCGCGAGCAAGCCGGTGACAGTCTGGCCTGTATTGGCGTTAAGCGTGGACGCTCCAACGGTGATGCCCGCCCCTGAGGAGGAAACGAGAGTCACCGCACCGACCACGCCAGCTTGCGCCGCCGCTATGTTGTTCGTGGCGAGGGTAGACGGCACCTGATTGATCACCTCGATTTCTGTCGTGGTGAACATCTGGACGGGCGAACCCGCCCGTTGTCCCGGCTGGTATGTGTAGACCTGCCTCGGATCAAGAAGACCGGAGCCAGAGTAGAAGGCCGAAGGACCGGCTTCTGCGTTGTAATCTTGGCCTGGAGCCCTGGGGTTAGTACCCCAGGTAACAAGCGGCCCGGACATTGCGGAAATGCTCATAAGCCCCTCCCCTTAGCTTGTCGGGAAGGAGGCATAGCCGCAACGAGGATCGTTGTAGCCGACGCTATAGCGTTCGTAGCCCTTCACCAGAAGGTTATCGGTGATGAAATCGACCTGCATATCCATCTCGAACGGCTTACGGTTCATGTAGATGAAGCCTTCGATGTTGGTGGACAGGAACCACGCGAACTGCGAGGTCAAGAAGTCCATCACGAGGTAGCCGTCGGGAAGACCGCCCGCCGTCGAGAGGATCGCGTTCACGTCGTTGTCCGCCGTGCCGGGGCGCAGTTCCGTCTTGGTGAGGCGGATTGCGATGGGCTCAAGCGCTGGCGGCACAATGAGGCGTTTCGCGCGGCTCAAGACCCTCAACCCCGCTTCGTTCACGAAGTTGGTCCGAACGTTGATCATGCTCTGCAAGAGCGTGGCCTCGTTCAGATCTACGTCGGTCGAAGGACGATTAGCCCACGTTCCGAAATCGAACGGATGAGCCGTCGAGAAGAGCGGCTGACCATCGCCGACGAGCTGCGTCTGAAACACGTTGCCGGCGTTGAACACGTTCGCGCACTGGATTTCCTTAAACTGCGCGAATGACTCTTGCAGCTTCATGTTCGTTGGGCTGAACATGGCCTTGTAGAGGTTGTCATCGATCGCCTTGCGGGTGATCGCGTAACCAAGCCCCACCTCGTTGTGTTCGAAGTTCCAGGAGAAACGCTCGCCCTGGTTGCTATCGAATGCTGTCGCGGCGCCCTCATTCTTAAACTGAGGAAGCGCCGAGAAGCGCATCTGAGTTGAACGCTCAACCGCCATCTCGGATTGCTTCACCGTGAAGACCTTATCCCACTGGCGCGGGATCATGTCATACGAGCCACGGACATCGAAGAGGCCGGGGAGCAATTCGTTGCGAATGCTAGCTAATGAAATAGGCATCTGTCATCCCTCCTTAGACCGTCACGCCGGACACAGCGGCCCAGTTAGGTTCAACGACGATGTAGTTGAACGCGGTAGTTGCGTCAGAGCCATTAGCAACAGCTGGATAGCCAGGCGTCGGCCATAGATCGACGATCTGGAATGGGAAAGTTGCCGTTGCGGCGGGAGCGCCCGTGCCGGTCTGAACCGCGAAAGCTCCAGAGAGGAAGCCGCCGAAGGTTTGGCCGCCAGGAGCCGAAGCCATGCCGTTTACGTCCACATTCTTGCCAACTGAGGCAATCGTGATCGGGTTCGTGGACGAGCTTGGTCCTGCCTGGATCAGGAAACGTGGCCGGTTCTGAGGAGGAACAATGAAAGCATCCGCGTCGGCGAGCGCATCAGAGTTACCCGGCCAGAAGGGAGACCATACCGTCTTGCCCTGAGAGATGCTGAAATACTTGCATCCATAGAACACGCCGCGGAAGTTCACAGCGCTGGAAGCGTTGGTCCATTGAGCAACGAAGCCAGCCGCATCGACGAGCGGATCGCCATAGAAGATCTTCGTGGTGTTGGTTTTGAGAATCTTGGCCGTGAAATAGCCGAATGTCGGGGAAGAGCCATCAGCATAGCCGATGTGCCGCAGCCCGAAGGGAGCGAAAGTGTTAGTCATCCTTGTGTGATGTTTCTAACGGGGCGGTCGCCTGCAGCGCGCTGACGAGGTAGCCAGTTTGATCAAAGCTCCCGCGAGCGCCGCAGGAGCGATCAAGAGCGCATTCGCTGGAACTGACATCAGCTATGCGCCTAAGTAGTTTC